CGGATGGTCGGCGGGCCGGGGGCCGTCGTCCTGGGCCGGGCCTGCTGCCAGCTCCGCCCGTGTGCATGGGCGCGGGTATGCCTGCCGGGGGTGGTCTGTTGGGGCTGCTGCCGGGCTGGCCTGCTGCCGCTGGGCATCCTGGGCCACGGGTTGAAATACAGAAATTTTCCCCGGAAAAACGCCCCCGGCGCAGCTTCTCAAAAAATTTTCCCCCTACGGGGGAACAGTCGGGCCACGAAAAATTTTTCAAAAAAACGCTTGACAAGCGACACGGCACCGTGTTATATTTCAGGCACAGCAAGCGACACGGCACCGTGTCACAGCAAACAACGATCAATCAAATTTTGGAGGTTATGAACATGACTAACAACGAGATTATTTTTGAGACTGTCCGCGCCGCCTTTACTCCCGCCCAGCTTGCCGAGCTGGTCAAGGCGATCTATCCCGCCGACAAGATCAGCGCCCGCCGGGCCAGCGTCAAGATCACCGTTGCCGAGGGCAGCGACGACAACCAGGAAGATATTTTTAACGCCATGCTGGCCGCCGATACTTTCCACACTTTCGCGGAGTGGAAGCGCATGGGGTACAGCGTGAAAAAGGGCGAACACGCCGCGCTGGTGTGCAACCTCTGGAAGTACACCGACAAGCCCGGCAAGGCCGCCCGCGAAGCTGCCGCCGCTGCCGGGCAGGATGCCCCCGAAAGTGACCCCCATTTCTACATGGCGAAAGCGCATCTTTTCAGCGCCTTGCAGGTGCAGAAAAGCAAGTAAACCCCGGACGCGGACACTTTAGCAGGGCTGCACCGCTCAAAGCAACCCAGCCCCAGCCCACCAGGGCCGACAATCAAATTTTTGGAGGTTATCAGCATGAAAAAGTACACCGGCAATTATACCAACGAGGCAACAAAGGCCCTGAAAAATTCCGACAAGATCATCTGCCGCACCGCCGACGACGGCACGATCTATCTTTGCAACGGCTATTTCCTGTACAAGATGAATCCGCTGGAATATGCCGCCGTTGCCCAGGCCGCTACCCAGTGCGAGCCGGGTAACTGGATCATCGACAAGGACGGCAAGCGCGACGAACAGAATTTTGACGCGGTAAAGGTCTTTACCGATGCCGTCAAGGCCGCAGAGAACGCCGGGAATCTGGCGCGCTGCCCGCTCGATCTGGACACCGGCAAAATCCCGGCCCGCTGCTACTACAACGCGGAAAAGGATTTTGCAGCGTTCTACAACAACAAATTTGTTTCCGCGTTCCGCTCCGGCGCAATGCTCCGCAGCCCCGGCCCGCTGTCCGCCGCCGTCGCCTACGACAACGACGAGCCTTTTGCAATGGTGCTTCCCATCCGCCCGGAAGAAAAGGCCTCCCGCGCCGTCAAGGCATATTTCACCGAGGCCACCAGCAACAACGAATCCGACAAGCTCCGCGCCGATCTGACCGCCGCCAATAACGAAATCGCCCAGGCTAATAACGAAATCGCCCGGTTGCGTGAACAAATCGCCCAGCAGGCCGCCGCGCCGGCCGCCGCCCAGGAAGCCCAGCAGGCCGCCCAGGAAGCCGACGACAACAAGCCCCAGCAGGCACCCGCCCAGGACGCAAAGACCGCCGCCGAGCTGATTGCAGCCCGCTTTGCAGATATGGCAGGCGTGACCGCCACAATCAAGGGCGCACAGACCGCCGCGCCGGTGGTATGGCTGGCAGGCGATACCGAGAAACACGCCGACGCGATCAAGGCAGCAGGCGCAAAATGGAGCAACAAAAAATCCGCGTTCTATGTCCGCGTCGCCTAACCCCAGCAGCCCGCAAGGCCGACGGCATCCGCCGCCGCTGGTGCAAGTCCAGCCGCCCACCAGGGCGGGCGCTCATGGGCCACAAAACCCAAAACCACAAAACAGGAGGTTTTCACCATGGCAGCAACAACACGCCCCATCCCCGGCACCTTTTCCAAAGTCCCCGGTGGCTACGCCCAGCAGATCAACGAACAGACAACGCTTTTTGTCCCGGATATGTGCGCCGCCAGTTTTAACCCCGACACCGGCGATCTCTGCGGCTACGCTCCCGACTATGAAGCATTGGAAGCGGCAAAGGCTCCCGCCGTTCACGCGGACAGGCCCGGCGAATATTCCTACTGCTACGAAATGCAAAAGGCTCCCACGGGCTGCGACTTCGCCGCCGATCTCGCCTATTATGGCAAGCACTACTTTCTCCGCCCACTCCGCGACGATCTCCCCCGGCTCCACGGGCGCGGTATCGACTACGACGAAAAGCGCAACACCTACACGGTCACGCTCCGCGCCTACGACAAACTCAAACAGCAATACCGCATCAGCTACGAAACTTGCCTTGACTGACCCACAAAACCCGGAAACCTTGGCGGGCCGCACCGGCGAAAGCGACCCGACCCCAGCCAAACGGCACCAAATCACAAAACAGGAGGTACACGCCATGTATGAACAGATCGGATTGATCGACCAGGCCCCGGAGGAAATCACCCCCGCCGCCAACGAAACCCAGCCCGAACAACCCACCGCAGAGGCCGCCCCCGCTGTCCGCTATTATGAGATCAGCGAGGCAACCGCCCGCCGGGCCAACGACGCAAATTCCATGCGGGACTATAAGCCCGGCAGCGCAACGGCAGAATACCGCGCCGCCGTTGACAAGGCTGCCGCGCTGGTGGCATCCAAAAAAGCCGCCGTCAGCCCTTACTACCACGACAAGCTGGACAGCCTGCTTGACCGCTACGCCCGCCGCCTTGCCGAATACTACAACGCCTATTACCGCAACGAGGCATCTTGCCCCTCCATCCTCATTTCCGGCGGCTCCAATTTCCCGGTAAACAAGAAGAACAAGCAGAACGCCCGCCGGGACAGCTTGTTTCAGGAATACAAGCAGATCGAGGGCATCTTGGACAAGATCAAGGGCATCGGCACCGGCGCTGTTGACCTGGCCGACCCCCACGCCCGCGAAATTCTCACCGATCAGCTCAACGCCTACCAAAAGTCCCTGGATGATGCAAAGGCCGCCAATGCCTATTACCGCAAGCACAAAACGCTGGACGGCTGCCCCGGCATCGGCCCCAAGGAACGCGAATGGCTGACCCGGCCCGGCGTATTCGCAAAGGGCGGCGGCTCCCCGTTGGAGCTGTACGGCTGCCCGTTCCCGCCTTACGAACTCCAAAGCCGCCGAGGCTATATCAAGCGCGTTGCCGACCGTCTGGCCGAGCTGGACAAACGACAAGCCGAGCAGGCCCAGCCCGCCGAAAGCACCAAGTTTGACGGCGGCGAGATCGTCCGCAACCTGGAAGCCGACCGGCTCCAAATCCTCTTTGACGACAAGCCCGACGAGGACACCCGCGCCGCGCTGAAAAGCAACGGTTTCCGCTGGTCTCCCCGCTATCAGGCATGGCAGCGCCAGCTTACCGCAAACGCAGAAAGCGCCGCCCGCCGCGCCCTGGGCCTTAACTGACAACCAATTTCGTGACCCCACGAAAATGATACCCGGACACCTTGGCGGGCCGCACCGGCGAAAGCGACCCGACCCCATACAAAACCCGCCGCCCAGGGTAAAGGGCAGATAGGAGTGCATGATGAAGATTCCAAAATATGTGCAGGAGCTTATGGGCCGGGCTGAATATAATTTCACTCTCCCCGGCAAAAATCCCAACGCAGAGGTTGGTTATACCGTCGAGATCAAAAAATATTCCCACTACGAAACCGCCGATACTTTCAGGGGCGAAATCGACCGTCTCAAAAGATGGGTAGACCGCCAGCCCGGCGGGGAAATGATTATTATTTCCTGCCCCGCGCATACAGTCCACAAAACAATGCAGTACGCAACCGTTACGATCTTCGACCCTGTGATGCAGAAGATCGAGCAGTACATCCCACAGAAAAAGGAGGCAACGAAATGAAAACCGCCGGATATTGGGCCTGCCGCAACGAGATCATCAACGCCCATCTTGACACCCCGCACAAATACGAGCCGTTCACAGAGCTTTTCGACACGGAAAAGCTCGACGAAATCCGGGATAAATACGGCGCAGACCTGTACAAAGAGAGCTACGCCGACGCGCTGCATGAAGTCATGGAGCTGTCCAACCTCACAACCCACTTGCGCGCCCTGGGCGTTGATTGCAAGCCCATCTTTACCCCCGACGACTGCCATGTAAACTACATCGCGGTTTTCTCCCTTGGTAGTACGACCGCGCAGCGTATCAACGAGATCGCAACCAAAAAGGCGCTTTGCGTTCTCTTTCAATGCCCCACACACTGAAAAATTTTCAACATTTTCCCCAAAATAACCCACACAGGAGGCAAGCTATGTTTATTGCGCCCACAGGCACAGCCCTGTACACAAAAGAGCATGACGGCACCGTGCAGCGGTGGTATCTGGATAGCTGGCACGGCGACTGGTTTTCTGTCGCCACAAAGAAAAACGCCAAGCTGCACGACTACAAGCGCTATTATCCCGCTGCCGAGATCGGCCAAACCATCTACGAAACCCGAAAAGAGGCCGTGGCGGCACCCCGCCCGGCCACCGTGTACCAGCCGCGATAAAAAATCATTAGACTGGTGCAATATCGTGTGTTATAATACGACAAAATGCAACAGTCCCCACAAAACGGAGGCGATACAATGGACATCACCCACGAAATTTTCCCTGCGTTCCGCCTGGTGGCCCAGTTTGCCGACGGCGCGCGTTTACTGTTCGACGGATTCACAGAGGAGCAGGCCCAACAGCGCATGGAGGCCGCCCAAACCCAGCATGGAGATATTACCTGGTATGACGGCGTGACCAACGAACACTACGAAAACGGAAAGTATCACAAGATGGCCCCGCAGCCGCCGGAGATCACCATGATAGACCTGACGGACTACGGCCCACTTCACGAAAAGGAGGATTGACACAATGGCAATTCGTGAATCCAAGCGGCGCAACAACGACAAATACAACGCCAAGTGCGACCGCATCAGCGCCCGTCCCATGAAGCCTGTTGGTAACGCTATCCGCGCCGCTGCCAAGGCCGCCGGGCAGAGCGTCCAGGCTTATGTCCTGCAAGCCTGCACCGAGCGCATGACCCGCGAGGGCCAGCCGTTGGAGCTGCCGGACGAGCGGCCCGACGCGGAATAAACCACCCTGAAACAAAACGCCACCCCGGCAAACCGTAACAGATCGGTCGCCGGGGTGGTTTTCTGTCTATTCGCAAATTGTTTTTCCAGGGCCGCCACAGATCGGCGGAAATGGCTTCGCGTCGCGCGTTCCGCCGGTAGCCAAAATGTTCTTATAAGGCAGCTTCGCCGCCGTGGCATCCACCACAAAAGCAGGCCCAAAACAGCCCCGGAAACAGGGTGATTTTCTCCCGCTCCAAAGAGGCAAAATTTTTCGGCGCTTATTATGTACGCGCGCGCGATGCACGGGCGGCCAGATCATCCACGCCGGGTAGCTCCTCCAGCACTTCGCCAAAGCGCTTCATGGCTTTTGCCTCCCAGCTTCGCGCGGTGCTGTCCGGGGCGTTGATCTTGATAGCTGTTTTTGCCCAACTGTACCCATAGACATACCGCAGCGCAATCACCTGTTTGTACTTACCGTTCAGGGTGTCCAGGCAGGCCCGGATATTGGCCGCATCGCCGGTCAAAGTCCTTTCCTTTGCCTCGATCTCTGCCAGCCGATCACCAATGCCGTTTTCCGCCGCCCGCAGTCCCAGCGTTTCCGTTGGCTTGCCAGGAGACGACCCACGCGGCATCCCTGCCGTTTCCGCTCCACGCAGCCCATTGTATTCATTCTCCAGTTCCTCCCGCTCCTGTTTTAACAGCCGCAGCATCCCCGGAATAGCCTTGTAATACAGGGCTATGTGCTTCACGATCTCATACCGCATCCCGTCGCCTCCCGTTCCCGCCGCCTGTGTATCAGGTCAGCGTATGACTGAAAATCGGCTCGTCCGCATCCTGTTCGTCAACCTCCACCGGCTCGCCCAAGATCGCGCTTAACCGACGGGCCAGCAGTGCATACCCGTAGTAGTCGCCGCCCTCTGCCCATTCTCCAAACTTCCTGAAATTCTCCTCGGTGCCTTTTACCGTCTCCGCGATACGCTCCGCGCCAAAACCAAGCGTCTTGTGGGCAGCAAGGGAGTACAGTTTTACCACGATCTCCGCCGCGTCCCGCTGCTCGCTCAACAAACGCCAATCCCGGTTGTTCTTCGGCGATTTTGTGACTGGGAGAACAAAGCCGCCCGGCAACAGGTCGCCCAGCTCCTCGTCCAGCTTCTTTTTGGCCCTTTCCATGCCCACAGCCCGCTTGTTGGTGTCAAAGCGTTCCGCGCGGGCGTTGGCATCGTCCACGACGCGCTGCAAGCGGGATTCTCCAACGCCGTACTTGTCGTTGAGGGCCACCAGATAGCAAAGACAAATCACATTGGCCGCCGCCTGCCGGTGTTCCTCCACGCGCTGACTTTCCGGCTTCTTATCGTGCAGATACTTCCGTTGGGCCTGCTGGGCGATGTTCTTCCCGTAATACGCTGGTATTCTGTTCCTCCGGCTCATACTGTTCCTCCTGTTCACTGTCATTTTCCACATTTCGCCCGCACAATGGGCAAAAACTCACACAAAGCACATTCAGGCCGCCGCCGTGCGTCCTGGTGTCCATGCAGAGGCGCGGTTTTTCATCCTCGCCCCACTCAATCCAAAACGCGGTGCCGTCCACCGTCTCCAACTTCTGGTGCCGCTCGCACAGGGCGCAGCGGTGCTGTTTCTGGCCGTCCATAGGCTACTTTCCCTCCTTTGCCAGCTCCCGCCAGCGTTTTACTTCCTCCTTGCTGTCCGCCGTGATGATCTCGGTAAACTTCCAGCCCGCAGGCCGGGCGATCAGCTCCAGAAACACCCGCCGACGCACAGGATAGTCCCGCTGCATCCGCCGGACAAACTTACTCTTGACCTCCACGATCTCCACGGTGCCGTCGGCGTATTCCAGGCGAAAATCAGCCGTGTATTGCACAGGGCGCAGCTTAACGCCGCCGTATTCACCGGCAGGGAACAAGGGAAAGCACGGGTGCGCTTCCCACTTCACGATCTCACCACGGGCCACTTTGGGCGCAATGGTGCCTATGTAATACTCATACTCTCCCTGGCTGTCAAAGTCCCGCCCAGCCGCCGCAGCGGCCTTTGCGGCATCAGCCAGAGGGTCAGCCCGCTTTTTCCCGCTCCGGGCCATTTGCCGCTCCGCCTGCGCACGGTAACGGGGCGGCAAGTCCGACAGCTCCAGCCGTAAAGACATTACAGGCCCTCGCGGCGCTGTTCGTCCTGCGTCGCCATCATATCGGCGGTGTGGAGCGCCAGCACAAGAGGCGTTTTCTTCATGGCGTTGTTGAGCGCATAGCTTCCGCCACGGAAAGCATCGTCATAGGCTCCCATGTGCCAACGAATTGCCAGGGCCTCGTCGTCGGTCAGCTTCATGTGCTGCATAATCAGATACACGGACTTTTCGCCGTGTCCCATGGGCAGACGCTCCTTGACTTCCCAGCCCGGCACATCTTCCCACTGGCCCTGTTCGTTCTTCTTCCGCTTGGTGGTGGGGGAGTAGTATTCCACCTTGCAGAGATCGTGCAGCAGAGCCACGATAGCCCTGCTTTCCTGACCGTGGCCTACGGCATAGGGGTTTATCAGCAGCCGATCATAGACATTCAGGCTATGATCTACCAGCCCTCCAGTGTATGCCCCGTGGTGCTTCGTGCTGGCCGGGGCTGTGAAAAAGTCCGTGGTTTCCAGCCACGCCAGCAGTTCCGTCGCGCCCTCTCGGTTGATCTGCGTTTCAAAGATTGCCTTAAACCGCTCCTTGTTTGTCATTCTCGCTTTTTCCTCCTTGGCTTTGGTATATAATCCCGCCCATGCCAACACTCGGCACGGCGTAAGATCACGGTGGTATGTCTCATGCCCGCGTCACTGACCTTTGTTTCCACCCGATTCAGGGTGTAGCCGGGATATTTCTTTTCCCAAAACGCGGCATCGTCTATGTACAGGGTACTTGCTTCCTCCAGCTTGCCCCGACTCCATTTACTGTCATTGGGGGGCGGTGTCTTGGGCTTCTCCAGCCCACGGCTCTGCCGCCAGCTCCGGGCGCACCTCTTGTTTTTGCAAATATATCTCACAAGGCTTTCCACGCTGCCGTGGTCAACATCCAGGTATTCCCCGCGCGTCAAGCCTATTCTTTTCCCGTTTTTATCGCTCCACAGTTCTTCCAGCACATCACGATTCAATCCCTCGGTATGCTGGATGATTGCGTGGTGGTGGTGACGGCCTGTAACGGTGCCGTCCTCCTGAATGGTGCTGTACTCCGTTGCAGCTACCCACTTTGGGCGCTCTACCTGGTGCTTATCACACCAGCGGTACAGTCTCTTGATGAAGTTGGTAAAATCCAGATCGGCCCGCTTTGTGTCTCCCGGCTCCGGGTGGTGGGCATCGTCGTATGTTCCCGTCCACGAAAAATCACCACGGCCAAAGTTGGTATTCACAAGCTGAACATGATAGCGTTTCGCCCTGTTGTCGTTGTATGTCTGCTGGGCCAGGGTGGAGGCTTCTTTCTTCTTGGCTCTCCGGCTGGCCTTGTGCTGCTTAACAGTGACCGGGTATAGATCGACCTCCATGTAAGGGGCCGTGTCGTAGTCCTTGCCGCAGATATGCTTTTGTTCCCGGTAATAGATCGACTTCATGGCCCTTACCTCTGGCTTTCTGAAATAGCACTTCGCCCTGGTCGTATCAAGGCCGGGTAGTATTTGCTCGCGCAAATCTCCACCCTTTCCCTTGACACTTCCCCGTGCTTCGTGCTGTGTGCTAATCATCGGAAGCAAGGCCGGGCCTTGCCTCCGACACCCCACGAAATTATGGGATTGCTTACTGTCTGGCCCAGGGATATTCCCCTATGATCGGGGGCTTGTCCCTTAACTTACTGCTGATATACCAGCCCATTGTCGGCCCTCGCCGACTTCAATTTTTCCCCGCCGCCACGGCGGGAATAGGATTCCAGCGCAACCGGCGAGGCCGCGCCGCTATGCGACGCGACCGTTTCCGGCTGTTAAATTGTCTCGTCCGGCTCCAGTTTCAGCAGCTCTTTTAGCTGTTTCCAGATGCGGAATTGCCGCTTATCGACCCGCTCCAGCGCGTCCTTGATAAGATACAGGCGGTTTATGATCGTCTCCGAATCCCGGCGGCGCTCCGTTTCAATCTGCCCGCACAGCTTATTTCTGGCCGTCGTGCGGGCCATTGCGGTACGGTAGCAAACGGACAGCACCCGACCGCTCAAAAGATGGATATTCAGGCAGTACGGGCAATCCCCGGTGCCTTTTTCGTTCATGTCGATGTACTCGATCTGCTCCACCGCCACGGTGTAGTAGTCCTCAAAGTCAATCACGGTTTCCCGCCTCCTCTCAACGGACACCAGCGCGGGGAGTTTTTGCCCCGCTCCTTTGAGCTAATCCATTTCATGTGCAGCGCCCGCCATTGGAAAATGCTGTGGGCGCACCAGAAGCGGATTTTTCCGCCGGTGAATGTGGGCTTTTTCACGCAATGCTGGCACCCCTCACAGCGCGGCACCGGCTTCATTCCTCGCCCTCCGGCTCGTCGCTCTGGCACCCGCCGGACAACTTCGTGATCTCACGCCCGCAGGCGGGGCAGAAGTGCCAGCCGTTTTCCGCCGGGCCGTCCGCCTCAAAGTTTTCTATGTAGCCGCACTTGGCGCACTTCCAAGCGTCATGCTCCTGGTCAACGCAGATGTATTCCGTCATTCTGTTTCCTCCTCCGGCTTGCCGTGCTGGCAATCCTGGCACTCCAGATTTTCGTTAGGGTTATCACATGGCCTTTCCTCATGCTCCGGGCAAGTGCACTGGTATCTCATTCTCGTTTCTCCTTTCGCAAGGCCGCCTCCGCCTCCTCGTTTGTCAGGAATACCGTTTTTCCGAAATCATCATCCCGATATTCCTTTATCCTGCCTCTGTACTCAATCGGCTCAAGCCTGTATGTGGTCGTCGCCCTGCAATTCCTGACGGAGTGGCGGATTTCTTTTACCTCGGCGCAGTAAATAACATATTTGTACTCCGTCGGCACATCCCACAGGGCATATACCCAATCTCCGATCTTACAAGGCAGCACCTCCAGCCGCCCGGTTTTGTCGGCCTGCGCCAGCTCTTGGATGCGGTTAATCCCTGTCGCTCCAACAATGTGAATCAGTTCGGACAGTTGCTTTTTGGCTTCCTCGCACTGCTCCATCGCTGCCCGCATCGTGTTATAGTCGCACGGCTCCATCCTTGTATTTTCATAGGCCGCAAGCTGGTCAACGGCTTCGCCCCAGTAATTCGCCTGGTTGTCGCCGGTCAGCTTCCCATTTACTCCGTTAATGCACCACTTTCCGTCGTGCATATAGGTCAAACGCCCCATATATCCGCCTCCTCTCCAACAAATAAACTTTTCTGTAATGGCTCGTCCAACATCCGCCAGAAAAACCGCTTGTCTGATGGTATAAATCCCTCATCCTCCAGACGGAAACGCTCGTCGTAGTCGTGTACCGTGTGTCCGTCCGGCTTGAAGTTCACCGGGCTATCCTTATCCCATTTGAGCAACAGCGCCCACAGATCGGGGTAGCCTTTGCGGAGCTGC